GGATCTTTGTAAACTGTGAAACGATTAGAAAGAGATCCAATCTTTTCAGCACCCATAGTAAATGGAGCACCAACTTGTCCGTCACCATCAAGGCTATAAGAAGGACGATATAATACAGAAGCTTCTAGAATAGTAGCAACGTCTGGAGATACTACGATAAAGTTAGCAGATCCACGAAGAGTTTTTCTATGGATTTCATTTGCTACGTCAATAACAGTCTCAGTTAAAGTCTCATACCATTCACGAACAGTACCAGTGAAAGCTGGCCCAGGTTGTAATGTGTTTGCACGTTCTACAGCTGCACCAGTTCTCTTATTTACAAATTTACCAGGTGAACGACTCCAGAAGAAGTTAGCTCCCTTAGCACCGCTAAGGAGATCTCCAAGAATCTCACGATCGATTTCCAAAGCAATCTGCTCTGAAAGAATTTGAGTAAGCTCAACCTCTGCATCCATTGAATGGTATGCGTTAAGGTCTTGTGCCAACTCTGGGCTCCAACGTGCTCTTAACTTACGTGTTTGAGCTGTTACTGGAATTGATTCGATCTTGATATCAATTTCTGGGATTGTTGGGCTAATAGCAGTACTTTGCTCTTGCATGCCACTTTCAAATGCTGGAGTTCCATCAGCTTCGCCACCAGTTCCAACAGTTACATTGTCTGCCTTTACAAAAGAAACTCTAAGTGTATCTCCAAAATCTTTAGATGCAAGAGTTGCAGCATCATCTTTCTTTACAATAAGTAATACTCTTGTAGAAGATGCGTCAAGTGAAGCATTTGCATCAGGAGTAAATTTAGTTCCATCCCAATCGCCTAATTGTGTTAATCTTTTAAGGTTTACTGCATTTCCACTTTGCATTGCTGAAGGAATTCTGTCCAAGTTATCAGCTACAGCAGTCGTGTCAGAAAGTAAAACTAAGTCTTTAATTAAAGTTTTATCCATTGAAGAAAGTGGTTTTACTGTAGAGTTAGCAACTCCACTTGTTTGTCCGCCTACTTGTGTAGCCGAGAGAGGTAATAGTAAAAATGCATAATTCTCGCCTTTGCCACCATCTGCTACAGAAGTAATTCTTTCAATAAGTTGCGGATCATGTTGAATAAGACGCATATCTTCTACAGAATCTAATGCAATTTCACCATCTGCTTGTAAAGCTGCGTCTGATGCTCTAAAAGCTCCTGCTGCTACTACAAATTGAACCTTATTTTCATCTACATCAGCTGCAACATCAGCTGCATTAGTTCTAACAACCGCAAAACCACCGTCACGATTTGAAGCAGCTGAAGCTGCTTTTACGTGAACTTTTGAAAATCCACTTCCAGCAAGATCATATTGACCACCAACAGCGTCAGCACCATTTTGAATATCTTTTCCGCTAGGTTGACCATAAATTGAAGATCCACTAGCATAACCGCCTGCATCGTTTCCATAGGTGTAATCTAAGTAGAAAAGAAGTCCACTTGGAAGAGACATAGGTTGGATAGAAACCAATTCATTTGCAACGAGTCCACCGAATACACGACGAACGATTGGGAAAGCAATGTTAGTAAAACCACCAACATCACCGGAACCCATAGTATTAGATTCACGTAAAACTTGAGCAGCTTGATTCTCTAAAAGAGTAGCCATAACTTCTCGGTTTACATCATCCATTCCACGAAGAAGACCAGTACGAGACCACTTCTCGACCAATCTCTTGTTTTGTTGACCTACGTGACGATCACGAATGCCTTCAGTTAAAGTTTGTAATGAAAAACTCATAGTTTTTAATTCCTTTTTGTTTTATTATTAAGTTTGTTTAAAATTAAAATTATTTTTTGATTCCTGCTAAAGTAGCCCATCGATCAAGTGCAACGTTTTCATTAATTGGTTGTGCACTTTTCACTGAACGTGATGAAGAGCTTAGAACACGTCTACTTGAACTCTCATTAAGATTTCCACCTTTTCTAGATGGTCGGCTTAGAGATTTAGAAAGACTTTCAAAAAGAAGCTTAGCTTCATTTAAAGTTCCTGCTTCGTCTAATGATTCTACGATATGTTTTTGTTGCTTAATAGAAAGATCTCTATTTTGCATTAACTTATTAGCATAAAGAAGTTTAGCGTTGAAAAGGTTCATCTCTGATAATTGCTTCTTCATTCCTCGAAGAGCATTTCTATATTGTTTATTTTTACCCTCTGCAATACGATTCTTGCGCACAGCATTTCTAAGAGCAGATTCAACTTTTCGGGTGGGTAGATGACTATAGAGTTCTTCTCCGTCATGTACATTAAGATCACCTTCATCAGAATCAACAAACATTTCTCTTTCTAAACTTCCGCCACCAAAGTGTGATGCCATATCTTTAGCTTCACCTTCACGGAGTCTTCTCATATTTTTAATTTCTCGTTTAAGCATATTTTCATCAATTTCTAAGAAGAGACCTTCTTCCAGACTTTCCGTCTCTATTCCTTCCATTCCTTCCATTGGATCTTCTCCTTCCATATTTTCCATTCCTTCCACTGGATCTTCTCCTTCCATACTTTCATCTGTCTCGAAGAAATATCCTTCTTCTAAGTCTTCTTCTCCCGATTCATCCGAGTCACCTTGACTTGATGCACCTTCAAGCGCTGCATCAACTACTTCTCGGAAAGACATATCTTCTAAAGCACCAAGGCTGATTTCTGAATCTGAAGGTGAATCAAGTTGAAGTTCTTCTTCATCTTCTGAATCATCCATCATTTCTTCTTCATCTTCTGCATCATCCATCATTTCGTCTTCGTCTTCGTCTTCTTCGAAAAGGTTCATTTCTAGAAGGTCTTCTAGGTTTTCATTCAAGTATCTACTTCTAGATCTTCTTCTTGACATATTATTTAACTCCTTAGATAATTGTAAAAATTCTTTTAATAATGTTTTATCAGTTTTAATTATACTGCTAGACTTGATATTTTTTAATTCCTGCAACAAATTATTATATGCATATACAAATTTTCTTTTAATTTTTGCAGAATTTTTATTGCCTTCAGCTAAAATCATTGCTTTCTTGAGACGACTAATTCCTTCTCTTAAAGATTCCATTCTTTCTTTCAAAGCTTTTTTCTTTTGATTTTCGCCTAACATCTTTTTTAAAATGTTAACTGACTCAGACGATATCTCTACAGTTCCTTCGCCACATTCGTCTGGGTCTTCTTCGATTGCTTCTTCAATGTGCTCTTCGATACCTTCACCACATTCGTCTGGGTCTTCTTCAATACCCTCTTCATTGATTTCTAAGTTTTCAAGATAAGCTTCTTCAACTGAATCAATAATATTACTCTCAATTAATTTTTTAATTCTAGGTGACATTGCCTCAACTAATTGTTGCTTTACACGACTCTCTGCAGCTTCTTTAATTTGTTCAGCAGCACTTATTGCTTCTTCATATAAATTGTTAGACATATTATACTCTCATCATTTTGTTTGTTATTAGTATATATTTTAATTATGACTAATTTTTACTTTTTAAATTTATTTAAATTTTCTGTTATGAAATCTTAAATTTTCTGTATCTATGTAATCTTGCGTCATTGTATCTAAAAGATGATCTGAAGTTGTATAACTATTATTATTCCAGTCAAATTCATCATCGTTTTCAATATGTGCAGATGTTCTTCGCATAGTCTCTGCGCCATCTGTTGTAGGCTTTCCTGCTTTAACATAAGGATACATATCTTGCGTTCCAACACTTTGCCCATATCCTTTTTGTTTTATAGAAGGGTCACCAGGCGACATCTGATTTACATTCGATACATTAGCTTTGCTACTTTTGTAAGTGTCTCCTAAGCTTCCTCTAACCATTACTCTAACACTCATTGATGTTACTTCGTTTAAAGATTCTCTGATAAACTCTCTTAAAAGAGCATCACTTCCTCTGTCATGTCCCTGTGTAAGTGCAATTGCGCCTAAGCCACCTAAATGTGATATATACCTTTTGTTTTTTGCATAAGGATCACCCATAGAAAAATTGACCAATCTCATGTTTTCTGCTTCAGCATCTTCAATACTTACTTCTTCATCTTGATCAGCAAACATTCTGCTTTCTACATCATCATAAGGACCAATCGGTGAACTTAAAGCGTCACCCATAATATGATTACTCCCTAAACCTACTTTACTGCTTACAGTACTACCGTAACCAGATCCTCTGCGAGTGTCATTTGTACTTACACCTAAAGCAGGTCCGTTTGCTGTTCCTTGATAAAAACCAGTCATTAGTCGTTAGAGTTTCCATATTTACTGACTATGTCTTTTAAAACGTTTGTAGTAGAGAATGAAGAATTTGGAGAAACTCCAAAGCCTCCATCACTTAAACCTTTTGTACCTTGTATATATTCTAAAGATTTGTGTGTCGGATCAAATCCTGATTGATTTCCAAAAGCAACGTTTGGTGAATGTAGAGGTTCTGTAGTAGCACCTAAATCATTAGCCCTAGAAGCTCCTTTTGGAATGTAAGTAAAGTTTACATCATTTAAAGGAAAGTCTGGATTATAAGCTATAGACTCAGCTTGATTTTGTTCGCTTATAATTTCTAAAATTCTGTCGTATTTTTCACTTTGACTAGTAAGAACAGATTCTAATTGACCAAAATAGTCATTTATTGCGTTATTTATGCTTTCTTTATTAATTTGTAAGTTTGAGCTTCTTAACCTTGATGCAACTTCTCGCAAAGCTAGTTCATGTTCTCCAGAAATATCTAGCCCTTGCAAAGCAGATCTTCCTTTGAAAACTGAAGCTGCAATTTTAAAGTCAGATGCGTCTATAGCTGCAACTGACCCAGGTAAAACATTAACTACAGAATCTGGATGACTTGAAAATATACTTTGTAGAGTTCCATGATTACCTGTACCTTTATCGTCAGAATAATTTCTAGGGTTTTCGTTTGCTGAATGTACTTCTAAGTTTTTTGTAATATAACCATATTTATATTTTATCTCACTGATTTCTTTATTTAAAGTTGAATTTGCCATAATTTATTCTCCAGTCATTACGTTTTTAAAGTATTTTCCAATTTTTTCATTATCATCAACGGAAAAAACATCAGCTTCATATGTTCCTCTTTGATCAGCTGTTTCATTTCGACCAGAACCAACTGTGCTATAAATAACGTTAAGAGCATCTCTGTCTTGATTTACACTACTACCAAAGTTATTATTTGCTACTCTATCAAGATTTGAAGTAGCAATTGATGATGCTGCCTCTTGTGGGCTAGCAAGATCACTTACTGGTTTTAAGTCAGGAAACCCAACATATCTTTTCTTAGACCCTAAATTGTCTTCATCATCTGCTGGCATGCCTGTTGTTAAAGAATTAGCATCAGAGATTAACGGGTTATCTGTATGATTATAGTTTAGATTGACTTGATCTGCACCTTCAAAACCAAAACCATTAATTGATTGACTACTATCTACAACATTTGCAAAAGCTTTGTAAACATCGCCACCAGTATCATCGTAAATACCTGAATATTCTTGTCTTACACTAGCAAGAAGCGGGCTTTCAGGAAATAATCCACCATCCTCTTCAATTAGACGATTTCTTGCTACACCAAAAGATTTTCCAGCTGGATTTCTATTACCAAAAGCTTCTCTTTGTCTTTGCAACTGTGTAAAGCTTGCTAAATCAATTGTACCATTTGCGCCTTTAGCCATTTTTTGCTCCTTTTATTGTAGTATAATAATAAATATGCTTATTTCACACTTTTGAGAATTCTTGTTTTAAG